GCTGGCCTTCTAGGTGTCGCAGTTCATCAGTGGTCACGTTAGGCCCATTTACCATCTCAATGGTAATAGAGCGAAGGTAGCGCAGGACTTCCTTGCCCGTCACCCCCTCGAATAGTTTCGATATGTTGTGGCTTATTTGTCGATCAAGGTCCGACTTCCTCTGAACCCCGTCTATCCCTATGTTAACCTTCTGGTTGTTCAACCATCTGTCCTTGTTGTTGTTGCTGTTGTTGCTGTTGCGCCATTTGCTGCGCCATTGCAGCTATTTGCTTACGCTGATCTTCGTCGCGTATCAAGCTTTCTGGTACACCAAACTTCTTAGCTAGGTGAATAGCTGTCTTTTCCCCGTCAATTAATAGCTGCAACATCTCAGGACCAAAGGCCCCGCCAACTAGCTCTAGGAATCTAGCCACGCTAGAAATGTCCTGATTGGATTGTGCTTGAGCCAGTGGAGAAACCGACCGAACCTTAACTTCTCTTCCATTAACCTTCGGTACATCAATACGCCCCTGTTTCTTTAAGATATATATAACACGCTGAAGTACCGGCTGAACAAGTTCCGCTTGTAGACGCCCAAATGCAGAGCCCATACGCCTAGAAAGGTCAGCCATTCTTTCTGCAACCTCAGTAGCAGACGCTGGTGTCTTGTCAGGATTGCCAAGCATGTCGTTATACAGTGCAGCTTTAATGTTCTGTCGCATATCAGACAAAATAAGCTGTGCCACATCGAACCTACCAGCCGCTTGGATAGGCTGTAGGCCAGCAGAACCCATAGCTTTAGGTATGATAGATCCAGGAACTAGGTTTATTGTATCTGGATTAATAACTCCGTCATCTTCCATCTGGTAAATACCAGAGATAGACATCTGAGCGTTCTCAAGGATCAGTTCTATTGTAAGGTTCGTAGTCTTAATCGCAGATAATGCGTTCATTAATGGGCCACGGCCATAGATTTCACCAGCACATTTAGACCAGCGGAAGCAAACAAAGGGGTTTGAGCCTAGTCCGGACATCTCTTTTTTATAGATACAGGACTTTGTCGTCATACAGATTGCAAAGTGGAAGTAGGCTTCTTGATTCTTTTTAGAATAATCTCGGCATACTATTTCAAGAACAGTAGTCTCACGACCAGATCCCATTAACGCCATGACTTCAGAGTTAAACTGACCAGTAGGGTACATCAAAGAAAGATGGTCGAACTTAACCTTCTTGCGCTCTCTGTAAACGTGATCAATCGTATCATCAGGTCCGTTGTCTAGGACAACATGCGGCAACGGTATAGCAGAGAAGCGAACAGGGTTAACCGAGTCACCTTCTTCTACGCACAGAATACCTGTGCCAACAGCCAAGTCCATGAATGATTCATGTACCTCTTGGCTAAAGTTAGAGTTCTGTAGAACCTCGAACACATAGTCCGTTACTTCATCTAGCTCGTTGTTTACTTCTTCTCTTTGCTCAACTGGTACTTCGCTACCAGCAAGTAAGTCAGCCCACCTAGCAAAGTTAGGAACAATGCCAGACTGTAGGCGGCTAGCAAACTCTTGCACACCTACTACGGCAGTCTCATCAAAGATCTTATCATCTCTACGTTGGCCAGCTTCTTCGTAGTAAAACGATTCACGCTGTGGAAGGGCATACTCGTAGCACTCTTCAAACAATGGAACCCAATTCTCTCGGAAAGCCTTAGCCTTCTGGTAGCTTTGAACGTACTGCTTTGCAATTGGGTCATCAGCCATTAGTCGAACCTACCTAAAAATCCTTGACGGTTGTTAGAGAATAAAGACCTGCGTGTACCCCCGCCTTTTTTCTTTTTAAGAACATCTGATATGTCTTCACGCTTTTGCTCTGCGCGATCAACTAACTCTTCACGTTCTACATCGTCAGCTTCTACACGCTGTTCAGCAGATGCCTGCTTTGCTGAACCACTAGGACCAAAACACATACCATTCTCCTTCGTTTGTTATTCGTAAACACAAATATGAGAAAATATCAATGCACAAACTACATCCTAGCCCAGAAGCTAGGCTTCTTTCTGGCGCTTGAACCTCTGTTAAACACATCAAAGTTCCGCTTGGCGACCACTGGGACCGCTGGCTTCTGTGAGTTCATCAATGCTCGACCCTCACCGGCACCTAAGAATAGGTACTGAGCAGCATCGTGAACGTGGCTAAACATATTCTTGTCTGGTTTATCGGCATATCGTTCGCCTGATACTTCCATACGCTTATAAGCATAGCCACCTTCAAAGCCTTTGATTAGCTGTGGGCAGCGCCTATCAATTAAAAGCACTGGCTTCCCTTCTACCATCTTGGTTAGCTGGGAAGATACAGCCTCAAGACGAAGGTCAACAGAGTTGGAAGGCGCTGGGTACGCCTTCAAGCCAGCACCACGCAGAATGTGAAAGGGAGTAGATTCATCAGTCTGCGCTCTAAAGTCACCTGCGGGATCGCCGTATATAATAACATCGCCAGCAGCAGCAAAGCGAGTTGATAGCTCATTGCGCATAACTTCAGCAAATCTTACAATGCCCATGTCGATAGCCACTATCTCAGACTGTAAAAACCAACGACCTCGTATCTTCTGGCCGAATACTGCGGCTGGAGTAAGGCCAAAGTCTACCCCCACATACACAGGAACCCCTGCTGCCACTGGTATTTCGTCTGTTGCTACGTGGATATCAGGTGCAAACATAGGATAAACAGGTTTTCCGTCTTGGATATGGCCTAGTTTATTCATTACATACACGTCAATCCAGCTTTTAGTCTTACCCTGTATGAGGTTTGGGTAGTAAGACTTCATCATATTCTTAGTGTTCTCAGCGTTCTTATTGGGAACGTAGTCTTTTATTTCCCCCTCGTCCCCTTTGTCTTCCACCATACCAGAGGGCTGCGTAAAGAACTTCCAGTTCGAAGGTTTAACCAGCATCTTAGCTTGCTCACGCGGAATATGATCTGGCACTGGAACCTCTCCAGCCATGATTGGCCACCAATGATCTTCTTCAGGGGCGTTGGTATCGGCAATAACGCCAGTCCAAGAAGGACCGCCATCACGCATTGAAGGGAAACGACCAACACGCATTGTACAGGCATCAATAATACTCTTAGGAAGCTCCCTAGCTTCGTTAATCCAGACTCCAGTAAGCTCAAGAGATAGTAATTTCTTAACATCTTCGGGCCTATCTAATGCTAGGAAAAGGACTTCGAGATTAATATCACCCTTCTTAATGTGGTGGGTGTACGGAACGGACCAAGTAAACTTGCCCCAATCAGATTCGGGGAACCAATCAAGCCATGTCTTAATGGTTGTGGTTCTAAGCTGTGGGTTGGTGTTACGGATGATAGCCCATCGGCTATGTCGTATTCCATCTGGGCTTTTCTCTTGTTCAAGCGCACGTCGGAACACTTCAACGCAACAGGCTACAGACTTACCAGAACCTACTGGGCCTCTTATGCCACGAAAAAAGGTGGTGTTCTTCATAAACTCTTTGAGGACATCACCGTCAGGTTTGTACTTAAACTCAGCCATTATTTTTTAGATGCTTCACTTTTCTTTGCAATGGTGTGCGCTTGGCCAAAGGTTTTACCTGCCTTCATGGATTTAGTCATACTGCTCATGTGCTTTGCTGTATGATGTACCTTGTGCTTCTTCATTGCTGCTGTTTGTTTTGCGGTTAAACTTGCCATTTGCTAGACTTTCTTTTTAAGAAGGCTCTTCTTTTTAGGGAAGCCAGCCTTCATATTAGAGTATGCCTTGTCTGTAACCGTAGATTTCTTCTTAGACCTGCTGGTGCCAGCCTTCTTACGGGCATTCATGTTAGAGTATAGTCCCATTACCTTAATCCTTTATCCACGCCGAACTTAATCATACGCTCAACTATCTCAGGGGCGATGCTATCTATAAGCTTGTCGCACTCAGCATCAGTGACAAAGCTCTTGCCGTGCTTCGCTTCAATGTAAGCGTACTCAGTCTTGCGAACGATGTGGCGAAGAAGGGCTAAGTCTGCTCTTGGTAGGGTCGATAAAAAACTCATCCCGCGTTGTACATAGGCGTTAGCAGAGAGCGCTTCTTCTTGCCTCCTCGGCGGACATCCATTAATGGCGATGCCTCTGGGGCCGCGTCTGCACTGGTGTCAGACTTCATTCCTAATGATGGAAGAGGATCGTATGTCTTCTTCATTGCTTGGTAGCGGTTTTCCGCGCTTGCTCCACTAAAACACATTATGACTTCTTATGCCTCCTTGCAAAATTACGGGCAGCTTCGACAGAACCAAAGCCCCACTTCTTCCGTGCCAATGCCTTACGGGTTGGCTCCCCTTTCTTATCCTTCATAGGTCCAGCCATTCCAGCAAACCTTGCAGCGAAAGAAACACGGCGAGGGTTTGTACCGCTACGCACTGCTGGTTTTAAATTAGCGCCCTCGGTTCTTTTAAAGTGAGCGCGTCCAGCAGAGGTCAAGCCCCCAGTAGGACTCTTGTGTTCCTTACGCATCTTTCTTCCCTGAGTTAGCACGAGCTATCTCATCTCGAAGATCGCTAAGACGCTTCTTGTTAATGGCGTTTGCTGAGAGAGGAAGAGAAACTACCTTCTTCTCCGCAACTGCTTTCTTCTTCTTAGCCTCGGCCATAATTCTTCTCCTACCTACCAATCAAATCTTTTACTAATCGTACCTTGTGGCTACCCATGTCTATTGTGGGCTTGCCGCCACCTCCACCACCGCCACCACGACCCGACTTGAGTAATTTGGAGGTTTCTATTTTTAGCATTGCTTCTCTTTTCTTAATAGCAGCTGCTGTCTTATTCATCGAAACCTTTATTTTGTCCGCTTCGCGCTTGGCGGAGTCTAACTTTAGGTCTCCTTTTTTAGACGCCTTAACTTCTGCCTTACTTGGTTTATCAGGAAAGTTGGTTTGATTAGCAGGGTTATCACTTCTTCTCACTATAGCGTCATTTCTAAAATCAATAAGGCTGTCTCGACGTACAGTAAGTTTCTTTAACTGAGCTTGAAGCTCTTTAACAGTAGCCATAACATTCTCCTTTTCAAGATCACCTTACACTAATAAAAATATATCTGGCAATAAACCTTTTCAGCAAATGGTGTGCGCTGTAGACTATTACAGTAATATGTGTTGGTAGTTTTGACCCCCACCCCCCTTGCTACCACTCTCTACTGTAAACCTTTTATCCGAGATCTATACTAACACGGATGTCACCCGCCACCTGTACCTGTGCCCTCTCTATCGGCTTGTAGCCAGCCCTATCTAGCAGATCCTTACTCGCCTCCAGCTGCACGTACTCAGACTTAGCACCTGTAGCTAGTCTACGCACTGTCCCTACTGCTAGTGTAGCACTAAGACCGAACTCCTCATTGATCCTCTGTTGCATGTATTGCTGCACATGCGCTAGCTTTAAAGCCTTGCTTGCAGTCACTCTTCCAGACTCGCCTACTGCATATCCAGCCAACTCAGCGGCCTGTTTAATTGTACACCCGTTTGCTACGAGAGTGTCCACTAGTGCTGTCTGTTTATCAGTCAGCTTCTTAGTAACTACATTCATTCCATACCTTCCATATATCCCTTTGCTTGCCCCCCTCTCCCTCTCTCCCCCCAATAAGCACCTTGGCAAGAGCCAGTGTCAATCCGTAACGTAACGTCACAGTACCAAATAGGTATCATACTACCTCGTTACGCTATTGACTCTATACAAGGACTATAACCAAGACCTCCGTTCACGCTTCCAAATCCTCTCCATTTTAGCTGCATAGTCATTGCCGTCGTTCTCCTGTCACTCTGCCAACCAACTTGACTGGCCCTGCATGACAGGCTCCAGAGAAAGTTCGCAAGGTACGCTTCGCTTTGCTCCTTGCGAACTTCAAGCGCCCTTGGCGTCTCTGGGCCTGCCTCTGGGTCTGCATCAAGAGGGTTGGCCTCTTGACTAATAGGAGATCTAGGAAATGACTATCAATACATCTAAAATGATCGAGGCTTTGGAAGCATTCTCTATGGAGATGGAAACATACAACTATAAAGATAAAGACTACCAAGAAGAGGACGTACTATCTTTCCCAAGAAAGGTTCTCATTGAGGGCATAATGGATAAGACATACTACCTTCTTCACGGCAATCGTAAGTCTGGCAAGACAGGCTCAGATGTATATGCAGCTAAAGCTAAGCACCGCTTCGAAGAGGCAGTTAGAATGCACGGCGGTGGTGAAATAGATACCAATGCACTACGAGTTGCTATGAACGAGAGTCAGTCAGCATCATCTAAAAATGATGTGCTATCTCAGTTAATCTCAGAACTTCAAGATCTCTACGTTGGTAACTATGGCGAAGAGTACATCCCATACGGCGCACCAAAGACAGGTAACATACCACAGCATGAGGTTGAGCTTCCAAAAGATGTCGCCGATGTATTAGCTGCAATGAGCAATCCAGTAGCGGCTAACACCACTAAGAAGCAGGTGGCGTAAGTCACCTCAAAGAGAGGGCTTCGGCTCTCTCTTCTACTTGTTAGTTTAACAAGGAGCTTCGGCTTCTTCTTTAACTAAGGAGGTTAACATGAACTACGAAGACATCATCATCGCCATAGGTTGGATTGCAGTTTGCGCCGCCCTTTCCATTCTACTCATCTCTGGATTCATAGGTTAGTGACGTAAGGTCAGGGGGCTTCGGCTCCCTTTCTTTATTTAAAGAACTGTCGGCAAGTGGTATTGTTTAGGAGAACAATCATGGAATTAACTAAGGCTGAATTTAGAGCTACGATTGACTTGCTAACAGAGTCGATCACCTACTGGGAGCGTGAGAACATACCTTTAATTCACGATGATGGTTATCTTCAGCGTTTAAAACAAGTAAAATCTAAGCTTGAAAAAGAATTGCTTGAACAGCAAATAATCGTGCTTAGATCACAACCTTAATAGGAGAACAATCATGGACAATGTACAAAATGTAAAAGAATTACGTGCCATCGCTACGATGATGCTTAATATGGTATCAGGTAACAAGTCTAATGATAACAAGTCTAATGAGGCTTTAGGTGCTGTGTATGGTAGCATCATGGACCTTAGCCATAAGATGCAAGATGCAGATGTTGCTGCACACAGAGCTAATAAATAAGCTACAAAATCTTGGGCCTCGCTTCGGCGGGGCTTTTGGTGTTACTGTCGGATGGTCCGACACTAGAAACAATGGAGAATAATATGAAAAACGATCTTAGTAGACGTAATAAATTTGTAAGAAGGTCTTCGCTTACTGATAAGGTGAGTAGCATGATGATTGCTGTGAGCTATGCTCAAGTGGTGGCATGGGAGGATGGTGGTGAGCTAATACAAAAGGCTATGCCTAACCTCACAGCTGATGAGCGTGAGTTCCTGATGACAGGTATCACACCTGAGGAGTGGGCTGATATATGTGGGCCTGAGGAGCCACCCTGTGAAGGTGAGCTAAAGGTGGCATGGCATTTAAATGAGGTGAGCAAATGGTGATGGTTGATAAAGCAATGAATAATATTAGGTTACCCTTAGTTAATGGGTATGAATTATCTATGACCCAGTTTGCTGAGGATAAAACTTCTGTAGAGATGGCCTTGTTTGGGCCTGATGGGGGGTTCGTTGAGTTCAAAAGTGCAGATAGTTATAATACAATAGAGCAAGAGATCCACGCTTACATAGGCTATGAGAAGGTAGATGGCGTGGTTCAAGGTGCTATAGCTAAGGCTATGCAAGATAGTAATCCTACTGTCGGATGGTCCGACACTAACATAAATCCTATACACAATGCATACTGGGAGAGTAAAACATGGTAGATCGTATACATGGTTGCCCTTATGATAGGGGTGGTGCAGACAGTTACTATGGACGTACCTATTCGCCTCACTACTGGCCTAATGGCACAGGTAATGGCATCAAGGTGGTAGACTTGACTCCCAAAGAGGTGCAGGAATACAGTGATGGCTGGGATGAGAACGAGGATCTTGGGCACTTTAAAGATTGGGGAGACTGATGAGCTTAGGTATAGGTAAGCGTGACCGTAGGCTACTACGTGCTGATAAGGTATGGCGTAGCATATGGCACAGGCAAATGCTGTTCACCATTGAAACTTGTGTATCCCTTGACAAAGCTAAGAGGGCTGTGTCTTATGGGGTCACTAACAAATCAAACGCTACTGTCGGACGGTCCGACACTACAAACGGAGAAACAAAATGCACTCGTATTTAATATATCAACGACCTGTAAGTGATGCCTTGCAGTCTGAATTAAATAATGACCAAGCATATGACGGAAACATACAGACACCTCGTGCTAATGCATACCTAAGCCTACTGATGATAGGCAGGGATGAACTACCTGAGGCAAGCGTAGCTGATGCTCTAGTGTTTGACCTATACAAACCTACCATGTTTATGCAGGGTAGAGGTCAGCGTAGGAGAGATACGTTAGAGAATATATTTGCTGAAGGTAATGGTGTCTGCCAAGATGAGCTTGATAGTTGGGACATAATGAAGCACAGTAGTATATCGGTAGGTGATTTGGTTGTCTGCCTTGATGACAATACAGTACATGTTTGCCTACCTATGGGATGGCATGAGTTGTACAACACTAAATTAAATTTGGAGATAGAATAATGCAGGTACTAAGTAAGCATGAGCTATTCATGAATCAGGCCCCAAGCTTTAACTTTGATCTTAATGCGGATCAAATCCTAGCTAAGGCATTGAAGGTGGGCTTTGTAACTGAGGTCAGTGAAGATCAATACCTAGTCAATGAAGACTATAAATCAAAGAGGGATGCTTAGATATGAAACATAAATGTGAAGGTGTGCGTGGTGACAATGTATCCTACATCAAGTGGGCTTTGTTTGATGGTAAGTATACCACTGTAGAGATATTAGATTACGCTGATGATAATGATTGGGATGTGTTTGCATGTAATCGTGGGCCGGGTCAGGCGTTTCAGTCTGGCCCCGTAGTCATACATCAGGGCAGTAAGGCACTGCTATATATTGAAGGGGGCCTTGACGTTTAGTG